TTCCCGCTGGCACCACTGTAACTGAAGACGTTGTGAAAGGGTGGGTCGTTCCTCCTACTGGCATGCTGCCGACACCGGATTGGGCTATGACTGTTGATCCAGGGTATAGCGATACTTATTATCCCCCGCGCGATAATGAGCGCATCGAAGAACTTCGCGAAGCCATTTGGACCGCAAACGCACTCGATAGCGCTAACACAAAAGCGGGCGTCGTTAACGCACTGAGCGGAAACAAAGATCACTTCAACATCGATCAAGATGGCGAGCTTACGCGGCTTCAAGAGATTACGAAATCTGTAGCTCCTGGGCCGCATGGCTATTATATTGCGTACCACAATGGACGCTGGTTGCACGCGATCTTGAGCGGTCCTTACGAAAGCAAAGACGCTGCGATGCTGCAAGCACCAAAAGCATTCGACGTGATGACGAATGACGCGGCGTTTAAACTTGCGTTCGAGAATACGTTTGACCGCAACGGAATTTATTGTGCCGAAATTCCGCTATCTGCGAAACGTCATGGTGCTTATGGAGTGTTGAGAGATGGATAAACAACAACAACAACAAGAGCGAGAGTTGCATAAGGCTATCGATAGCGTGCTTATTGATAATCTAAGTCCTTTAGTTAATCGTGCGGGAATTATCGGTTTGCGCGAGCTTATTCTTGATGCGATAGATAATGCGCATTTCGACATTGTTCGTAAATCTGTAATCCATGCGCCTGATGCTAACGGTCGTGATTTATTCAAGAATGAGGTTAAGCAGAAACCGATAGCGGGGAAACAAGGTAAAGTTCTGATTACGGATGATTATAACAAAGCTGCTGATGCTGTTGAATGGGAGGACAAAACCACGGATGCTCGGCGGAAGAGTATAGACTGAGTTTGTAATTGATGATAACTCTAATGGCGCGTCGATTGTGGCGCGCTTTTCTTTTGGAGAAAATTATGACCTTACATGATAGCACTTTCGAGTACCTTAAACCTTCTGACAAGCAAATCGCAGAAATGGCCGTATTGCGTGAAGCGTCGAAACAACACGCGACATTGTTGGATAGAATTCTTCCTGATGGCCCCGACAAAACATATATTCTGCGCAAATTTAGAGAACTGTGCATGTGGAATAACGTTGCACTAACTCGCTTGCCAGATGGCACGCCGCGTGAATAAATAACAATTGACAAACGCTAAACAGCGCAATAAACATTGGCAGTCAACAACGAAAGGATTGCCAATGTTTGGAATTAACAAGCTCTTCGGAGCGGATGAAATTAAGATTACGAGCGCGCAGGAAGAGGCGCGCGAAGCGCAGAACGTGCTATACCCCAATAGTCCTAAGCGTGAAGTTGGGGCTAACCCGTTACTTGCAGCACCTTATGGCTCTTCGGGCGAAACATCTACACCTAAGCCTACGCGCCCCGGCGACACACCGCCCCGCGCTTTTGTGGGCAAGACGCTCGATCAGCTCAAGAAAACGCAAGAGAGTTACGTTGCCGAGCGCGATCTCCTAGCCAAAGACATCCAGAAGCTCACAGAAGAGCATTGGCAGGTTATCCGGTCCTTGACCGCGATTAATGCTGCCATTGCATCTCTTGAGGCTCCTGAAGTCCAAGTGGATACGCAGAAGCTTGAAGACGAGCTAGCCAATGTCGGAACCGTCTAACCGCGAACTGTGTGCAGCGTTTCGGGAGCTGCTGACGACCGGCTTCTACGCCGATCCATCAGTTAACCCCGATGAAGCGCTGCGCATCACGAAACCGTGGCGCGGTGAAGTGTGGAAAGCTTTCCGCGAACTTGAAGATAGATTGTGCCCTCTTGAGGCTCTAGACAGGGAACGTAAGAAGAATGCGTAAATTTTGGTGCAAACTATTTCATCGCAAATGGTGGATTTACCATTGGGGTGCGTATATTCGCGTTCGTCATTGTTCAAAGTGTGAGATAACGCATTATGATTAATTGCCCACATTGTGGCGGAGAATTAGCGAGTGATCCCGAAGGTTTCGAAAAGCTATCTCCGCAACAAGCGAGAATATTTAGGCTATTTCTTAATCGTCCTACTCGAATATGGACCAATGAGGATATTGTGAATGCAATTTATGCTAACCGGCGCAATGGCGGTCCAACGTATGCGGCGGATAATGTAGCAGTGCAGATATATCGAATACGTAAGCATATTGGTAACGTTATTGAGACGACGAAATCAGGATACCGCTTGCGTTTATCGGAATTATCGCGTATTAATGGCAAATCAACAACGGAGAATGAAGCGAAATGAGAAGTGTAATTATTCAAATGCTCGGCGGCGCAACGCCTGACGAATATACTGCAATCATTGCGGCGCATGGAAATGCAACTATGCTTAAAAATCAGTATCAAGAGCGCGCATTGAAATACGAACGCGCGCTTGAAGAAATGGAAAATAACTACATTCAGGCTGCAATGCAAGCTGAGCAACTGCTTGAACGCTTGCGTCAAGCTGAGGAACAGCTTGCGAATAAAGAGCAAGAGCGTGCGAATGCTTCGGAGGGGTGGACGAAAGAACGCAAGGATCATCTGCAAACGCTAGACCAGTATAATTTTGTTATTGTCGAGCGCGATACGTACAAAACGAAGTTGACCGAAGCCGAGCGCCACATTGCAGAACTGAATACGCTTATTGCGAAAGAGAGCGACGGTAGCGATATTGAATTCTTCATCCAGGGCGGAAATCCCGCTAAAGGTCGCGCAGGTTCTCGCACACCGTTGCGTCTATTTATGACAGGCGTTCAAGGTGGTGTTGAGCATCATGTCGAATTGCGTTCGCTTAGCTATTCGAAGACAAATCGCGAAATTCTTGAGGAAATCATGAAGCTTGCGAATAAGGTTGTTCGTGGTTAATTTCAACAGTGCCTGCTTAATTGTGGGCACTCTTTTCTTGCGAGGACGATATGCTAATTACTCGTAGTCAGCGGCGCGCGTTAAAGCGATTGCTAGATTGCCACAATCAATGGCCTGGATATCGTGGATTCCGTGCGTTTATGCTAGGCAGCAATACGGCCTCTGTACTGCTAAAATTGCAAAATACCGACTTGGTTAAAATAGACAAGAGTAACGCGAGTATGTTTTACTATTCTATAACCGATGCGGGGAAAGAGGCGATTAAATGACACCCGATGAACTCGCGAAAGCTGGAACTGAGCATGCGCACCAGAAAGCACTTTTCGCATGGGCGAATTGTGCCGCTCTGTATGGGTTTAATGCTGCTGATGATGATCGATCGTATGATCTCAAATTAAGGCAACAGTTAATTGCCGGGGCATGGGCGTGCAATGTTGCTCCTATACCTGCACTGTCGCGACTATTCGCTATTCACAATCAAGGTCACGGCGATGCTATTCGAGGTGGTAGAGCGCGCGCTGAAGGCGTTAAATCTGGTGTTCCTGATATCATGCTTCCGATTCCGCGCGGTAAGTGGCATGGCTTATTTATTGAGCTGAAAAAGCCCAAAACTGGCGTACTCGCTCCATATCAAAGAGAATGGCTCAATTATTTAGATAATGCCGGATATGTGACATATGTTGCTTACGGTTGGCGCGAAGCTGCAAATTTTCTTAAAGATTATTTGAGATAATTGTTGACACTCGCTTTGATGGCTCTATAACTGAACACAGCGACAGACGCTAACGAAATTAAAAGGAAGGAAATAGAAATGACTGTACTTAATGATCTTGTTGCCGCTACCCTTGATCCGACTCGCGGCTTTATGTGGCTTGGTGAAGCCGATTACGCGCCGCTTGTTGAAGCTGGTTACGCTGAAGTAAATGCTACTGTTCCGGGTGCCCCGGTTGAAGGTCAGATTGCAACTCGCGCTACGCAGGCTGGTATTGCTGCCGTTCAGACTATTCCTGTTTCGTCTGGTTTTGGTGTTGATCCTCATAATGCTCCGGTTACGCAGCCGTCCGCTCCTGTCGAGAAAAAGCCGGTCTTTACGTTCGTCAGCGACTTTCAGCCGCCCGCACGTAAGCCGCGTGGTGCTGTTGCCGGTGCTGGCGCTTCCGAAAAGTATCCTTTCGGCGATTTGAAGGCTCCTACGAAGCGCGAAGACGGTTCGATGGATTATACCGGCGCTGTTATTTTCGTTCCGTCCAATACGCATACCAAGGGTGATAAGAAGGGCCAGCTTCGCACTGCCGAAGAAATGGCATTCTCGCTTGTGTCGGCTTGCTCTGCTGCGAACCGCCGTTACGCAACGGTTGTTGGTGAAGAGACCGGTAAGGATGGCAAGCAGCGCAAGAAGTACGAATACTCTCGTGACTTCAAGACCGCGCCGGGTGAACAGAACGGTCAGCCTGGAGCGTACATCTACCGCGCTAAGTAATTTGTGAAGCGGCTTGGTTTCCCCCACGCCCTCCCAAGTTGCCCACAAAGAAGGCCTGATACCCGCTCGTGTCAGGCCTTTTCTGCGTCCAGGGATTGCCCAAATCGCGCACGCACGGTATATCTGAATCTCCATCAAATAAGGGTCTACTAATGGTCCGCGTATTCAGCGCCAAATCTCTAAGCAATCTCAAGGATATCCATCCACTGTTGCTCGAAATCGCAACCGCTGCGCTTCAAAGCAGCCCGCAAGATTTCAGCGTCATTTGTGGGAATCGCTCGCGCGCCGATCAAGAGAAAGCCTTCGCTGAAGGCCACTCCAAGGTGCATTATGGTGATAGTGCCCACACTGCGCAATCGCCTGAAGGCAAGCCTCGTGCTTGCGGGATTGACGTTTTACCTTACCCATTTACGAATTACGATGATCCGGCAATGAAACCGAAATGGAAAGCTATTTTCCTTGCGTTTCAGGCTGAAGCTGAGAAGCGCGGCGTCAAGCTGCGTTGGGGCGGCGGAATTCCTGATAAGTCTTTCGCTTGGGATTTACCGCATATTGAATTGCATCCGTGGCGCGATTACGCAAAGCGCCCATAACAGGGGTTATTCATGAAACAAGTTATTGCCATGCTGGCAATTGGGCTAGCTATTTCTTCCTGCACAACTACAAGTCAAACGCAAGCGAATATTCAGAAGACCTATGACGTAACTTGCGCCGCTGAACCGGCAATTTACACGAGTTATGTTGCTATTCGCGCGGCGAATGGAAAACAGCCTGCAAAGGGTGTTATGGATGCGCATTTGATCGTTACCGATCTCTGCACCAATCGCCCGACTGATCTTGTTGCGGCGTCTATTCAACTTCTTTCTGCTTACGCTCAAATCATTGCAGCCAAATAAGGAATATTGATATGGGTAATTATTCTAAGGCTATCGCCGCTGCCGTTGGTGGTGCTGTAGCAGGTGGCGGAACAAGTGCTGTCGCTCTGCCCGATGGTTCGCCATGGTACGCTTACGTCATCATGACTGCGATCACGACGCTTATTCCGGCGTTGTTGACTTACTTCGCCCCCAAGAACGCAGCATAATTTAACGGATGCATTTATGGAAAAGATTGTAGCAGCGGGCGTCAAAGCCCAATCTGAAATCGACTACCATTTGACCAAGGCTTACAAGGCCGCTCTTCGCCTCGTAAAGGTCACGGAGGATGGTGTAGAGGCTGGCATGGTGCCGAAAGCCATCTCAGCCAAGCTCATCATTGCAGAGGCGCGCGAGCTGCCGGGATCGATTGCAGGAGCTGCCGCGACCGCTGCAAAGCTCCACGCGAAGCAGACGGTCATTTGCCAAGAGAACGGCGTCGATACGCCAACACCGGCCAATGTCGGCGGCATCACTATCCAGGGTGGAGGCGGTCGCTAATGAACGTGTTTGACGCAGCGCTGTTATTGGGGTTCGTGTCTGTGTGGGCACTTTCGGGCAATCTGCCACGCGCGCGGTTATGGCTTCTGTCAGGTGCTGCGTCTTACGCTCTATCCGCCGCGTGGTGGAAGCTCGGAATACCTCATCATCCGGCGTTTACGCTCTTTTGTGATGCGAGCGTTTGCCTGTTAATTTATTTCTTGGGGCTAGAAAATTGGGAGTTGAAAGTGTATAAAATCTTTCAATTCTCAGTTTTGGTGAGCCTAGTACGTATGCTTAACTTCGAAGCGTCTGCCGATCTCTATCCTATCTTGCTTGAAGGGTGTAATTGGGCCGTGTTGCTGCTTATTACTTTCACCGCTCTGCTAAGTGGAGCTGCGCATGGAAATCGCGCTTTTCATCGCTGGATTGGCGGTTTTCATAGGTCTAGTGTTGCTTTACGAGAAGCTCGCGCAACGAAACCATTCCATCAAGTACCGCGATAATGGAGACAATAGCGGCTAAAGTAGCAGGCACATTGGCGGGTGCCTTTCTTGCTCTTGTTCTGATACCGCCTCGCACGAAAGCTGGATTTTTCCGAAGACTTACAGCCGCTATCGTATCCGGCCCGATCTTTGGGCCGCTTATCCTCCGATATATGCAATGGGAAGGCATTGAAGAGAATATTATCGCTTCAACATGCTTGGCAGCATTGATTTCGTGGTGGGGCTTGGGAGTGCTGATTAACGGCGCGGTCAAGGTGATGGAAAAGTGGTTTGCGGTCCAATCTAAGGCTGATTGAAGTTTAGCTCTTGCCCCATGCTCGATTGTTCCTTATCTTATGGGCATTATGGCATGGAACGAATATCAACCTCAGGAAATGTATCCCCCTGATGTAGCGAAGCCGCTAAAGAGGCTTTTCGCGCATACATGGGTGCGCTTCCCCGACAACCCTTACGCCGCAGCGCGAGAAATCGAACAGCATCCAGGCAAGGCGCATTGGATAGCGACGAATTGGGTTGAAGATGAGGATGTACTACAAGAACGCTCTAAACTCATTGCGGAGCGCGGCCCGATTGCAAAGGTGCCCACAAAGGAAGAATTCGCTGCCGAGATTTATTTGAAAGCGCGGAAGATCAAAGATGGCACTAAAGAACAATTGCAGTATTACGAAACATTCGCAAAAATTATGAGTTATATTGATACGAGCGTTAAAGTTAAGGGCGATGCCGAAAACCCTATTAAGCACCAACACACAGTAAGAGGAATGAGCGACGATGAACTTGCACGTATCGCCGCAAGCGGCAGCAAGTGAATTGTTGCGCCGTCGCGCGGCTCGATCCTCTCTTATTGGTTACGCGAAATATATTGAAGTTCCAGGCGCTCCGGTTGATGAAACCGATGAAGATAGCGAAGACTTTCTCCCCGTTGAAACGACACTCGCGGCGCATCACGAATTGATCCTTGCGGCGGCAGATCGTTGTATATCAAGACCGTATGGTCGCACAATGCTGTTTTTACCGCCCGGTTCAGCTAAAAGTACTTACGGCTCAATTGTCGTGCCTAGTTACGCAATGGGCAAAAAGCCGAACTATCGTGTAATCGCAGCGAGCTATGGTTCTGACCTTGCGCGCAAGATGGGTAGACGCACGCGCTCGATTGTCAAACAACGTGCGTATCAAGCGTTATTCGATACTTCGCTTTCATCCGATAGCAGCGCCGCCGACGAATGGGCGTTGACGAATGGTAGCGAATACATGTCAGGCGGTATCTTGTCGGGCATGACCGGCAACCGCGCGCATTTCCTCGTTATTGACGACCCGATCAAGGGTAGGCAGCAAGCCGATAGTGAGCAGACGCGTAAAACAACGTACGATGCTTACGAAGACGATTTGAAGACACGCCTTGTTCCAGGCGGCTCGATCATGCTTATTCAAACCCGCTGGCACGAGATGGACATTGCGGGGCAAATATTGCCAGAGAATTACAACGGCGAAAGCGGGGTCATTGCTTGCCGCGACGGCATGGATTGGGAAGTCATTTGCATTCCAGCTCGTGCTGAACGTCATGATGATCCGTTAGGGCGTAAAGCTGGCGAATATCTCTGGACTGAATGGTTTGATCAGAAGCATTGGGCGCAATTCGAACGCAATCCGCGCACATGGGCTGCGCTTTATCAACAGCGACCAGCGCCCGATGAAGGCGATTACTTCAAGCGCGAATGGATCAAAATTATTGATGAGCTACCGCCGCTCAAGACGCTCAACGTTTACGGCGGTTCGGATTACGCAGTTACGGCAGACGGCGGCGACTACACGGTTCATGCCGTTGTGGGCATTGGATATGACGACAAACTCTATCTGCTTGACCTATGGCGCAAGCAATCCGCATCGGATGAGTGGATAGAGGCGTTCTGCGATCTAGTAATCAAATGGAAGCCTATAGGATGGGCGGAAGAGACCGGGCAAATCAAGTCAGCTCTAGGGCCGCAGATTGACGCCAGACAGCGCGCTAGGAAGGCATACGTGCATCGAGAGGTGTTTCCCACAAGGGGAGGCAACAAAGCCGTCAGAGCGCAGGCTATACGCGGTCGCATGGCCCTGGACGGCCTATATGTCTCACGGTCGGCATCATTTCTTGCAGACTTCATTCGGGAATTGCTAACTTTCCCTGTCGGTGTTAATGATGACCAAGTAGACGCATTAGGTCTAATTGGTCAGCTCCTGAATAAGATGTTCGCTAAGACCGAACCGAAGCAGCCCGACCCGCAAAAGACAAACGATTATAAATATTCTGCTGCCACCGAAAATACTGGCGATTGGATGACATACTAATGGCAAGCGAAAATAGCGATTACGTCGATCATAATAAGCGCAAACGTGAGTATCTTGGTTATCTCGATACGAAACAGAACGAAATTCTAGAACAGCAGACAGCGCGCCGTTATTATCACGGCTCGCAATACACTGCTGAACAAATTCGCGTGCTAAACAGGCGTCGTCAGCCTATCGTTACGTATAACAGAGTTGGTCGCAAAATCAACGCTGTTGTTGGTTTGCTTGAACGAAATAAGCTTGATCCTAAAGGTTTCCCGCGTAATCCACAAAACGAAGAGGGCGCTGAAGTTGCGACCGCTGTTTTGCGTTACGTTTGTGATGAGCAATTTTGGCAAGCGAAAGCACTCACGGCAGGACGTAATAGCTCTATCGACGGTATTGGTGGCGTTGAGCTTACGCTAGTTGCTGGCGATGTTGGCGATACCGAAATTGGTATCGAGGAAGTTGACCCTAGTTCATTCTTCTATGATCCGCGTTCATTGAAAGATGATTTCTCCGATGCGCGTTATATGGGAACGGGTAAATGGGCTGACGTTGATGCTACTATTGCGTTGTTCCCCGATAAGAAAGAGGAAATCCTAAACTCTATAGATACAGGCGGTGAGCTTACGAGTTATCCTGATAGCGATAGACGTTGGTTTCGTGATGTTGGGGACCGCAGGCAAGTACGTGTTGTAGACCATTGGTATATGAAAGGTAATGATTGGTATTGGTGCATTTACACCGGTGCTACTATTCTTGCTGAGGGTCGCACACCGTTCTTTAATGAGAAAAAGCGCGATATTTGCAAGTACATTATGTACTCAGCGAACATTGACCAAGACGGTGACAGATACGGCTTTATCCGTAACATGAAATCATCGCAAGATGAAATAAACCAACGCCGTTCTAAGGGGTTGCATCAGCTCAATTCACGCCGCATGATTATTCCCAAGGGCAGTGGTAACGATCTAGAGAGCGTACGTACGGAAGCGGCTCGCCCTGATGGCGTTATTGAATTTGTGGGCGATATTCCTCCTACGTTTGATGACGCAGCGAAAGCGCAAGAGCTACAAGGACAATTAGCGTTTCTTGAAGATGCTAAGAACGAAATCGAGAATTACGGTTTCAATCCTGCTTTGATTGGTCAAGGTGTAGACCAGCTATCAGGTCGCGCTATTCAATTGCAGCAACAAGCAGGTGTTGCGGAGCTTGGTCCTTATCTTGTCAACAACAAGAATTGGAAGCTTCGCGTTTATCGCGCTATTTGGTGCGCTGTTCAAGAACATTGGACGGCTGAACGTTGGATACGTGTAACTGATGACGATGGACTTGCACAGTTCTTTGCGGTCAATCAATTGCAACTAGACCCAATCACTAATCAAATGGTGATGACAAATCAGCTAGGTGCGCTTGATGTTGATATCATTATCGATGAAGGTCCTGATGTCATCAATATGCAGCAAGACGCTTATGACACGATATCCATCATGGCGCAAAAGGGTCAGCAAGTACCGCCGCAACTCGTTATCGAGTTGTCGCCCTTGGCAGGTAGCGTCAAGAAAAAGGCTCTCGATATCATCGAACAAGCCCAGCAACAGGCAGCGCAGCCGAACCCGGTTGCTATTGCCGGGGCACAAGCGGAGCTGGAGAAAACTAGAAGCGAAACGGCGAAAAACATGGCTTCGGCGCAAAAGCTCCTAGCTGATGCCGGACAGGCTGGAAATAATACTGGCGAAACCGGTCCATCAGAGATTGACATCGCCACGGCTCTAGCTGATATTCGCGCTAAGAATGCTTCGACCGAGAAGACTAAGGCAGATACGCTCGTATCGATCGCAACAGCGGACCAGATACGAACAACTACGGGGCTTGCTCCAGTAGAGATGTCTTATCAGATGGCCGAAGATCAGCTCAACCGCAAAGAGCGGCTAGTTATTCATCAAGATACGATGGCTAATAATGCTATCTCTCATGTGCTTAAAGCAAAACAATTAAGTGACGCCAACTCAAGGGCGAATACGCAGAAGTAGAGACGCCATCTTTAAGGGCGAGTATTGTCAGTGCCGCCAACTATAAGGGCGAATGAGGAAATAAAATGGCCGATATTGCAGAAGACATGAATTTGTTTGACAACATTATTTCAGGTGACAAGAACGCTCCTGTTGAGCCTACTGTTACTGAAGTAACAACGCCACAAGAACCGGCTCGCGACGAACAGGGTAAATTTACGAAAGTAGAAACGCCCACAACTGAAGCGCCGGTAGATACGACAACGCAGCAGCCAAATACAGAACCTGAACGGGTGCCTGTTGCGGCTGTGCAAGACGAACGCAGGAAGCGACAGGAAGCGGAACGCCGCGCCCAGGCTCTTGAGGAACAGCTTGCAACGTTGACGAAGACAACGAACGTACAACCGCCTGTAGCACAAACGCCACAGCAACAGCCTCAGCCCGTTACGATTTGGGATGATCCAGATGCTTGGCAACATCAACAGCTTGCGCCCATTCAGTCTTCTGTAGCTGAAGTGCGCGAAATGATGATGGAAATGCAGGCAATGCAGCGCCACGGCGCTGATGTCTTGGGAGCCGCGAAAGAGGCTGCTAATGCATTGGCTGGAAAGCCGGAAGGTGTTGCGCTCTATCAAGAGATTATGTCTCGTGGTGGAAATCCGTTCGATAGTCTTGTGGATTGGCATAAGCGACAGCAGGTGCTTGCGCGTGTAGGGCCAGACCCTGAAGCGTTTCTAGCTGCTGAGCGTGAAAAGCTGTTGGCAGACCCGGCATTCCTTGCGCAAGCACTGGAACGGGCAAAAGCAAGCGCAACGTCTAACGCAAATACTCGGTCGAGCGCCCCGCGTGTAAGCCTACCATCGCTTTCGAATATACCCGCAACAGGTGGCGGAAATGCCACAGCGGAACCAGCAAGCGATGCGGCTTTGTTTAATTCAATCGCATCAGCCCGACGAAAATAATCATCGGGCTAATAACCCGGAGACCTATGTAAATGGCACTGACAGTTAATCATCCAAATAATGAACTTATTAAATTTCGAACTGATGTTGCTCTAGACTTCCTTCGCCGCTCGCGTTTCGACCCCTACATGGGTAACGACAGCACTTCTATTATCGTCCGCATGGCCGATCTTGAGGCAGACGGTAAGGAAATTCGTATTCCGCTCGTTACGCAGCTTTCCGGCGATGGTGTCGGCGCTGGTACGCTTCGCGGCAATGAAGAGCAGATTGACAGTTACGGTATGCCTATGTGGGCAGATTGGGCACGTAACGCCGTTGCCAACAACCGCGCTGTGAATAAGGAAAGCTCGTTCTCGATTCGCTCTACGGCTCGTCAGCTTCTCCGCAATTGGGCAAAGCGCATTGTGCGCGATGACCTTACTGACGCTCTGCTCTCTATTCCCACATCGACCATTCAGGCGAACCGGTTCCAGGCACCCGGCAACCGCGTGAACGGCGTTAAGTGGTCGCTTGCTACGACTGCGCAGAAGAACGCTTGGACGACTGCGAACTATGACCGCGTTGTGTTCGGTAGCTTGATTTCCAACTACTCGACCACGTTCGCCACCGCTGTTGCCAACGTCAATAACACGACTGGCAAAATGACGGCTGCTGTCGGCTCGCTCCTGAAGGCGCAAGCGAAACAGTCCGGCGTAGACCCGAACAACCCCGGCGTCTACAACGGTCGTCCGAAAATTACGCCGTGGCAGCTCGAAGACGACGATCAGGAATGGTACGTCTGCTTCCTTGGCTCTCGCGCCTTCCGCGATCTCCAGGCGGACCCGGTTATGTATCAGGCTAACCGTGATGCTCGCGAGCGCGAGAGCAACCCGACCAGCAACAACCCGATCTTTACGGGCGGTGAGCTGATCTTTGACGGTATCATCTACAAGGAAATTCCGGAAATTACGCAGCGCCTTCTTTTGAAGGGCGTAGGTTCGGGCGGTATCGATATCGAGCCCATCTTCCTTTGTGGGCAGGGTGCCATGGCTTACGTTATGGGCCAGATGCCGCGCCCCACGCAACTTGAAGATGGCGACTACGAATTCGTTACCGGTATGGGTATCGAAGCGCAGTACGGCGTTGGTAAGATTGCCAAGGCTCCGCTCGCTATTGGCGCTGCCGCTACCGCAGGTGATCTTGTCGATTGGGGCATGGTTACGGGCTTTGTCGCTGGCGTTGCTAACGCCTAATTGTAACGGAGCCGTTAATAGCGGCTCCGCTTTTCTTTCAATCTAATTAGGAGAGTTAGCAAATGGCAACTCGTATTGGTTATCGTCAGCCACAGGTTGGCGCTCAAGGTTTCGCTCGCACTCGAAAGACTATTGGCGGTGTTGTTGCACTGCTTACTACCGATGAAGTGACTGGTAATGCCGTTGCTCTCGTTCGTACACCTAAAGGTTTTACCGTTGAGAGCATTTATTTCGCTATTGACGATATCGATAGCAACGGTACCCCTACCGTAGCTGTTACTGTGGGCGATGCTGGTTCAGCTAACCGTCTTATTGTATCGTCTACTCTTGGTCAAGCTGGCGGTAGCACGACTACACTTGCAGCTACTGGCTTGTATTATAAGTACACGGTCGAGACCGATATTCTCTTGACTTTCGGTACAGGTTCGGCAACTCCTGTTGCCGGTAATGCTACGCTTTATCTTAGCGGCTTTACCGAATAACGTATGGGTGGCACCTCTGCATTAGGCTTATGCACTTTTGTACGTGCCATTCTTCATTACACCTAATGGAGTGATAAATGGCAAAGGTTAATGTAACATACAATGCTCCGGAAGATGATAGCCCGGTAGTAACGACTGGCGGTAAGCGCTTCTTTGACGGTCAACCGCTTGAACTCGATACCAATACGCATAGCGAGCTTGTCGATCGCTTGCGCGGCAATCAGCATTTTACGGTTGAAGATGTTGCTGTTGAAGCGGTACAACTTACGCCAGGTACTGGCGGCGGATGGAATAATTAATCGGAGTTGAGCAATGCCCACAAGGAACGATCTAATCAATGCTTCGTTGGTATTGCTCAATGCTATTGCAGCGGGGCAGACGCCAGCGCTAGAAGATGTCCAGACTATTGATAGTACGCTTAATGGGTTGCTCGAAGAGGCAGGCATTATCGTTGATAATTATTTCAACGCTGATGATACGATTGACGAGAAATATCTAAACCCGCTGGCAATTATCATCGCTAACGAGAATGCTCCGGGGTTTGGGCAACCGCAGAATGACGCTTCGCGCGCTAGAGCAATTGCACGATTGCGTTACATGAACCCATCAGACTATCAAGGTCAACCTCAGAATGTGAGTTATTATTAATGGTTGACATCGTTTTCCCAAACAGCACTAGCCCAGGAAACCGCCCCGCCGAGAGTTCGGGGCGTTTGATTAATTGCTTTGCGGCAAAGCTTGATGACGGGGCCAGAAACTCGTACGCACGTCGTCGCTCACCCGGTCTTGCGCTAATTGTGGATACCACAATAGATATTGGTCGTGGCGCACATTTCTATAACGGCAATTTGTTCGTTGCGCAAAAGGACACGTTATCGAAAGTATATATCGATGGTATAACCGGTAATTTTGTGTCATCCGTGCTAGGCTCATTGCCTGGAAATAAGCGCGTTACATTTGCGCGAAATAATAAAGCACCTATTCCGGATATTCTATGCGTTACCGAAAACGATGTTTATGTCATTACCGATACGCTTCCGCCCGCTAGCTTAGGCGCTGCCGCTCTACCGCAACCATTGACTGTTACGTTTATTGACGGTTATTTCGTCTTTCCTATTCGTGATGGGCGTTTCTTCTTTTCGGGCCTTAACGACACGACAGTTAATGCGCTCGATTTCGGTAAAGCGGAAAGCCGTCCAGGCGGCTTGTTTAACGCTGTAACTTATGGTGAGCAACTACTGCTTGGTGGACCTGCCACGATTGAAGTGTGGAGCAACGCCGGTAACGCGACAGGTTCGCCGTTCTCGCGCACGACGGTTATTCAAAAGGGTCTTGCATCAACGTTCGCAATTGCGGGCTTTGAGGAAGGCTTTTCGACTATCGTGTTCGTAGGCGACGATAACGCCGTTTACCGCCTTGATGGCGGTTATCAGCCAACGCGCATCAGTAACGACGATCTAGATCAATTGATTGCTGAGACAGCGGATAAAACGCAGCTTGACGTGAATGTCTGCGTCACCCTTGGCCGTATGTGGGCAACAGTCACCGGTCCTAAGTTCTCATGGACCTATGATATCGGCGCGGGCCTCTGGCACGAGCGCAAGAGCTATCTGTGGCCGAATTGGCGGGCCGTAACGTCGATCAAGGCGTTCAATGGGGATTGGATAGCCTTGGACCGAGAAAACGGCTCCGTGTGGCGTGTAGACGGTTCTGTGCTGAAGGAAGGGACCGCACCCCTGGTTATGGTCGCGCAATCTCTGCCAATGGCGCAATTTCCCAATCGAGCGCTGTTTCCGCGCGCTGATTTCGATATCATTGTAGGACAGGCTAAAGTAGCGGGCGAGCAGCCTATAGACACAGACCCGGTTTGTCTTATAAGGTGGTCGGATGACGGAGGCGTTTCGTGGAGTGAACCTTTGCGAAGAAGCCTTGGCAAAACCGGTTATTATAATACACCAATTTCGATTAATCGCACTGGAATGGCAGGGCGTTACGGTAGAGTTTGGGAAGTGTCTATTTCCGATCCTATTTACGCTTCTATTCTTGGCGGTAGTGTAACAACACAAGGGCTTGCTCGTTAATGGCTTCGCAGCTTCAACCACTATCTCCATTACCTCAGCCGCAAGCGCCTATTGTTGATATTAAAACAGGTCTTGTTAATAAATCTTGGTACGAATACTTAAAACGTTTAGATCAACATGTACGCGAAATTGAAGCGCGTCTTACTGCAGGCGGTCTATAATGGGCTTTTTCGATTTCTTGACTGGTAGCAATATCGGTAAAGCGTCAATGAACGCTTTGAATAATAATAGTCAAATTCTCACTAACCTGCAAAACGCAGGTAACAATATTATTAATACCGGCGAGCAACAGTCATCGGGTGCGCTAAACCAAGCGTCAAATAATTATAACCCGTATCTAGCGACGGGTAGCGCAGCAACTACGATGTACGGCAACGCTCTTGGATTGAACGGGGCGGATGGTACGCAAGCGGCGCAAAACGCGTTTCAAGCAGGTCCGGGTTATCAGTTCGCGTTAGATCAAGGAACGCAAGCAGCGTTACGCGGTTCATCAGCGGCTGGTATGTTGAATTCCGGTAATACACTAACAGCTCTCCAAAAATACGGAACTGGTTTGGCTAACCAAGAATATAATAATTGGTTGTCTAACCTATCTGGCGCTTCCGGTCAAGGGTTAAGTGCAGCGAGCGGTCAGGGTGGTGCGCTAAGCGGCCTTGCGAACTTGTATCAGGGCACTGCAAATGATCGTCTTGGATTGGAAAGCGCGATTGCGCAGGGTAGGCAAGGCATTAACACTGACGCCGCAAAGGTCAAAGAGCAGCAAGCGCAAAACAGCAATTCATTCTTTAGTAATCTGCTTGGCGGTGGTTTAAGCCTTGGCGCCAAAGCGTTGACTGGAGGGCTGTTCTAATGGCTATTTTCAGTCAGCGTGTTCCTATTGATACGTTGCCCACGGTCGATAACACTTCGTTCTTTAAGAACCTTGTGGGAACCGTTGGTGATGCAATCGATAATAAAGTTGCAGGCAATCTCGTTAAGCAGAGTTTGACGAATGCACAGCAGCAACAGCCGCAAACGTTGGGGCAACCCGCAACGTCGAACGCTATGGTATCACCTAACGCACCTGCCGCTGTGCAAGGTAACGTTGCTGTAGGCGATCCTAACGATATTCAAAACCAATTTATCAACACCGTTCGTCAGGGCGGAATTACGAACCCGAACGCTCTTGCTGCCATTGCCGCAACCGGTCGAGCTGAGAGCGGGTGGGACCCGTCGAAAGTTAACGCTGCTTGGCCCGATCCTTCACAAAGCGGGCAAGCTGGTACAGCGGGCGGTATTCTCTCGTGGCGTAATGAACGTTTGGCTGCATTGCGTAACTACGCTACAGCACAAGGCGAAGACCCTTCGAATATTTCGCCCGCAACACAGGCTAAGTTCTTCCTTCAGGAAGACCCGGCGCTTGTGCAACGGTTGAACGCAGCGAAGAGCCCACAAGAGGCTGCTGACATTATGGCAGGAGCTTGGAAATTCGCCGGTTACGATCAACAAGGCGGTGAAGCTGCTCGACGGCGCGCGCTTGCGCAGAATTATTATTCGCAGCAGTTCGCCAATGCGCAACCGGTCCAGGTTGCCAGCAACGACGCTTCTGTGGGCATTCCTGCGCCGTCTCCGGTCACGAATGCACCTCTCCCGGCTCCGCAGACAGCACCTAATGCCGCGCCGACGCCTACGGGGCAATCTGCCGCGAATTTCGACCCGGCGACGGTTACGCCTTCGCAGATGAATGCGTTGCTTGGTGGTGCGCAGCAGCCCTATGTTGATCCTACGGTGACAACCGCGTATCGAGACGGCTCGACAACGCAACCTCCCGCGCCCGCACAGCAAGCGATTGCGGCCCAAACACAGGCAGCGCCCGGTACTGTTACGCCGCCAACGCGGCAACCGCAGCAGCCTGGAGTAATTGCGAACGGTATTACGCCACTCAATCGTCAAAATATCGATCCCGATCTCATCCGCCGTATGGTGCAAAACCCCATTACGCGGCAGACAGGACTTGCGATTGCGCAACAGGTACTTGGCGGTAAGCCAAATAATAGTTGGGATTTTGTCAAGCTTGATGACGGAACACTTGCGCGTGCTAATAAGCAAACCGGCGCTGTTGAAACACTTGGTCAATTCCAGAGCGGCAAGAAAGAGCTGCAAAAAGTTGGTAACGCTCTTTACGATGCTACCACAGGGCAATGGATTGTTGCACCTGAAGGCGCGGGGGCTAATAAGCTCGGTCTTGCTCCTATTTATGGTGTTGACGAGAATGGGAATACAGTCATAGGGCAAACGAGCCAAGACGGAACATTTCATAGAATTGATACGGGCGGCTTCAAACCTGTAGGTAACGTTACGAATACCAATCTCGGGACAGCGATTGAAACGAGAGACAAAGCAGGTAACGTTATCAATCGTACTCCGATCGATCTTGCCGGCAAAACTGCGCAGGAAGCAGCAGGTAAAAATCTTGCAGCTAATCAACAAGCATTGCCCGCTGTTGAAGCGGCGTCTAATCAGTTGCTTACGACAATTGATAGTCTCGCAAATGATCCATATCTCGATAAAACGCTCGGACCAGTCAATAGCAGACTTCCTAACGTTACTGGCGATAGCGAACGAGTGCAGGCGAAAAAAGATCAAATTACCGGTCAAACGTTCTTGCAAGCGTATAACACGTTGCGCGGCGGTGGCGCTATTACCGACATCGAAGGACAGAAAGCAACACAATCGCTCGCACGTCTCAATTCTGCGCAGAACGCAAAAGATTACCGTGACGCACTTAATGAATTCCGTTCGATTGTCGTAAATGCTGCACAACGCGCACGTACGCAAGCCGGTCAATCAGTAGCACCCACAAGTGGTAACAAAACGTCCACAGGCGTAACGTGGAGTGTTGAACAATGACAACACTTAATATTGGCGGAAAGCGCGTTACGGTTGACGATAGTTTTATGCAGCTTTCGCCTGAACAGCAGAATGCAACTGTTGACGAGATTTCAAAATCACTTGGTGGTGCACAACCAGCAGCGCCCGCACCTCAACAACAACCCGAAGTAGTTCCGCAGACTGCCCCTGAAACTTCGGGCCCTCCGGTTACGGCTGCTGATGTAAATCAGGCAAGTGCGAACCTACCCACATATGACGTGTCAGCCGTTTCGGGGAACGTAGCGCAGGCACAGCAGCAACGCGAATGGGACGCGAAACACCCTAATCAAGCATTCGTTAAAGGTAATTTCTTGCCGTTGCGGCGTGATCCTAGCGGGCTGCATTTTGACCCTAGCGCGGGCGTTCTTGGTGCGGCCATTAACGCGTTTAACGCACCCGGTGATGTCTATTCAGGCAATTTGCAGCTCACAGATGAAAGCGGTAATATCACGCCTGATGCGATCGGTAGATCGCTCGAATTCGCGTCCACGTTCAGCCCTGTCAATCCGGCTGTTCGCGCCGGGGGCGGCATTGTGCCAGGTGCTGTAGGAGCCACTGTTGAGCGCCCAGGTATGGAAGCCGCAGCCGCTGCTCAGCGTCTAGGTGTGGACCTTCCGCGCGCTATCGCAAGTGATGCGACGACTATTCAACAAGGCGGTAAAATTCTCTCGAATGTTCCTATTGCAGGAACGCCATTGCGCAATGCATCGCGGAACGCTATTGACCAATTGGGCTTAGCAGCGGATAGGGTGCAGCAAGGTTATGGAACGGGTGATGTACCTACAGCGGGTGCAGCGCTGCGTTCTGGCATTACCGATTTTTCCAAAAATACGCTAGATGCACAGGTAAAAAACAATTATGATTTGGTGGATCAACTTGTTAATAACAATGTCAAGCAGCCTCTTACGTCTACGCAAGAAATGGTTGCTAACCTACAAACAGCAAGAGCAGATGCCGGTTTGCCTACGAATGGAACCGCAACGTCAATCGTTTCTGATGCAGTTAATCGACCCGAAGGACTCAACTACGACGGGGTTAAGCGTCTACGTTCCACGATTGGCGGATATATCCAAAATCCGCAGCTTGCCCCGGCTGGCGCTGACCAAGGCGAATTGAAAGCTATTTACGGTTCGCTGTCTAATGATCTCGGTAACATTGTCAAAGCGTCTGATCACCCGACCGTTGCCGCGAAGCTTGCCGGTCAACCTGCGCCCGAAACGAATGCAGCTTACGAAGCATTTCAAACTGCCAATTCGTTCGCGAAAGCAACAGCGGCAGAACAGAAGCAACTTGACAAAATCATTGCGCCGCAAAGCGATGAAGGGTTGTTCTCGAAAGTCCAGGCAATGGCCGGAAGCAACGCGAGCGCCGATCTTGCGCAGCTAGCACGCGCCCGTAACGCCGTCAGTCCTGATGCATGGGGCGAAGTATCGAGCGCGGTTATTTCCAAAATGGGCCGCGATGCTGATGGTAATTTCTCGCCGGATCGATTTATCACGGCATATGGAAAGCTTTCGCAAAATGGTAAAAACATACTATTCCGTTCCAACGGTAATGACGACATCGCAAACAGCCTTAACGATATCGCTGCCGTCTCGCGCAAGTTCAAGGAACTAAACCAGTATGCTAACCCGTCAGGGACCGGCCAGACCCTAAGCGGCGTCGGCATGGCACAAGGGGCTATAACCGCTCCTGTCTCGACGGTCGGCGGTATTGTCGGCGGTCGGGTACTTGCCACATTGCTTTCCAGGCCAGTTTCGGCTAGAGCTTTAGCAGCATACTCGCGGGCCGTGGATGGCGTTGTCTCGAAACCCTCAGTAGCGGCCACAAGAACGCTCGAAAACGCGTCCAAGGGGCTCGCTGCCATTGTGGGCAACACTACCGGCGACAGGCAGCTTTCTCTTACGCTAGCGCCGCAACTTTCCGCAGTCGGCGGCGTGCCAGCACAACAGCGGAACGAATAATTTTACGTTGAAGAATATTAAAATAATTGTGAATGCTATTAGTTTAAACATGGATATCTCACATGGCTGGTTATTGGTCGCAATCTCGATCACAAATCCACGATCTTAACGGCAAACCGCTTATTGGCGCGAAAGCGCTATTTACTAAAGGTGGTACTACCACACCAATTACGGTTTATCAAGATAGTGGTTTGACAACGCCATTATCTAACCCCGTTATTTCTGATGGACAGGGGTTTTTCCCGGCAACTTTTCTTGATGAAGCTGATGACTTTTTTAACGTATCAGTTTCTACAGCACAAGGTGTTGCGCTCTATACAGATATAAGCATTCCAATTATTGGACCAAGCGCGGGCGGTGGTGGTCCACCTCCTACGCCTGTTGATCCTAACGCATTGTTGCAAACCGGTGATATGGTTGTGCGTTACGGTATCGAGTTTCGCCCTGGTCTTGTGAGGCTCAATGGGCGCTCTATTGGCTCCGCTACGTCTGGAGCTACTGAACGCGCTAACGCAGATACGCAAAACCTTTACTATTATCTCTGGAACCTTGACCCTAATATCGTTATTTCGGGTGGCAGAGGAACAAGCGCAGCGGCGGATTTTGCAGCTAACAAACCAATGGTATTGCCCGATTATCGCGGTCGCGTACCTGTTGGTATGGATACAATGGGTAACAGCGCAGCCAATATTACGCCACTTGCTAATTATATGGGATGGTACGGCGGCGAAGCTACCCACACTCTATCTATTGCGGAAATGCCTTCTCACAGTCATGGGCTTACCGATCCGGGTCACTCACATAATTGGGGTAATACAGCTAGGGCTCAAGGACTTAGCGCTGGTAATGTTGGTGCATTCTCTCAAGGTGGTGCGTCACCGGGAGAGTTGTCTACTGCTAGTTCTTACACTGGTATCACCATGGCAAGCACTGGCAGCGGAAATCCTCATAACAACTTGCAACCGTGCAAAGTGGTTGCGTTTTATATGAAGTTGTAAAATATGTATATTGGGACGATAGAACCTGTATCTAACAGAGCCGACTGGTTTTTAACACTTGAGCTTATTGACGACGACACCGGTCTTGAGCTCGATGATTTGACTGATGTTACATTTAACCTTCAGGTGCGCACAATCCCCCGGCAGGGTGCATTAGGCTGGCAACGTTCGCCACTAAACGATTATTATGGCGTCCAGGGTTATAATTGTGGGCAAATAGTTCTCAAAGCTGTTAGCGGTGACGAACACGTTACTACGGTTGGTGGTGTTGTTGAATTTCATTTTACTGCACTCGAAATGTCTAAACTTGTTCAGGGTGCCTATGAAATAGGATTGACTGCCACCAAAGACAATATAACCGATCAAGAAATTATTGCAACATTACCGATAGTAGATGGAATTGTTAGATGAGCAATAGAACTGCATTGCGTGTTAGAACCCTACCAAGGTTTCCTATTAGCATTAAAGGTACTAATGGTATAACCGTTGTTAAAGACGGCGTTAATGTTGTTGTCAAGCCCGATTATGGTGCTCTGGTGCAGGCTAATGATATTACCGATCCAGATAATACATTTATGAATTTGTGGAATAGCACGGCAGACGTTTATAGCCGTTACTCATTTTCTGATTTTGTTGAGAATGTACAAAATGTTGTTCTCGGTCCTGTACAGCTCGCATTTGCGGACGTTGCAACGGCTACTGCTTCCGTTGTTCCAGCTAACACCAATCGTATTCGTACTCAAGTTTATTCCATTGCTAGCGGAAAGGGCGGTGCTTATTATCGGCCTAGTGATGCAGGCGAAGTTACCAAATATCCTACGCGTGGTTGGTTTACAACTAATAGCGGAACTAAGTATTGGCTACTTGATGAAGTTCTTCCTACAGCATTTATGTTTGGTGCGTATGCTGATGGCGTTACGGATGATACGCAAGCGCTACAGGCGCTATTGAACTTCTATTCGCCTCCCGCGCAAATTCCGCCAGCAAATCGAAATGATGCAATGGCGGGCGGTGGTATTGTTCTTATCCCACGCGGCCTCTATCGCACGACACAACCGCTTCGCCAGAACGCCTTTGTTCGTATCCTTGGACAGGGTGAAGTACAATTTCCACAACCTTTTACGCTTCCCGGTAATCAGGTTGCATCGCCTAATGCTACGATCATCATGCCGGATTTTGCTCCGGCGGATCGTACGTACGGTGTTGGTATTCAGACAAGCCCGTATGTTCTAACGCTTGTTGGTGCGTCTGCTGGTCTTACGGGCCAAGTTGTGGGTACTCAGTTTAAGAGCATTCAATCACTAGAAATCAGCGGAACCGATATCGATAATGGTTGCATCAGTTACTGCGAAGGCGCTGATATATCTAATTTGACGATTTGGCCAGTTAATCAAATATTCGCGGGTATTCGTTGGACTGCCGCAGCCGGTTCGCGTTTGAGCCAAGTTTCGATTAGAAATGTAAATCGCGGTATTATGACCGAAAGCGCTTGGGAAAGCGAAATTCATTTTCCACGTGTTTATGATTTTAGTGATTACGGCATTTACAATGGTGGTAATCTGCATGCCGTTCAAATTCTCGGCGGCTGGATACATGCAGGCAACCGCGTCTTGAATGGTCTAAGCGGTGGTGTTTGGACTGTAAAACCTGTAGGTATTTTTGCTAATTACTTTAGCGGATTTGTTGTTAATGCTACAGCTGTAGACGAATGCTTTACTGCTTTCTCACTATCTCTCGGCTCGGGTGCAAGATTAATAGGCATTCATTCAGAGAGAACGCTAGGTACTTGGCTAATAACTAACGGAGCGTACAACATATCCGCCTCCGGCTGCGCGATGATACAAAATGTAATTGATGCCAGAACCTTTACTAATTCGCTTGTATGGGATGGTAATGATTGTAGCGTCGATATTGATGTTATATGCAATGTTACCGGGTCTGGTCCAGCAGCTAACCCAGGCAAGACCTACTTTCAGGGCACTAACCCGAATACGGGTGCAGCAACTAATTTGTCGTTTGGAACGGGTAACAACGTTTCAGCTATTTTCAGAAACATGCCGAAATTAGCGGCTGATGCTAGCCGCGTTAACCGTTTAACTGGTAATATTTGTTTCATAAATGATAACGGTATATATCAAATTGGCGGTTCGGCAAATTCTAACTCTTATGTTACCGAAGTCGATATACGTGGTGATGCTGGCGTTCAGCGTGTGATTAATCGTAAAATTAATGGTGTGCGTTCTTTTTACGAAATAGAAACTGCTACCACTTGGAAAGTATTTGAAGATACTACTAATACCTTGCTTACTGGATTTGATGGTGCTGATAATAGTATTTTCTTTGGTGGGGGTGCAAAATTACTTGCTACATTTGGAACGCCTGAGACGTTTACAGATGGTCCCCCTGGGTCTATTTGCGTAGACACAGCAAATTTCAGAATATTCACAAAAACCACGGCGGCGGGTACCTTGACAGGTTGGCGTCCTATGCTGCCTCACTTGCAAGGCACTACCGCTAATCGCCCCACTACACAATTGTTTACAGGTATGATGTATTTCGACACAACGCTTAATAAGCCGATCTGGAGAAATGCTGCTAATACTGGATGGGTTGATGCAACGGGTACAGCAGCTTAATTTCAATCAGATTTACCCCAATTCGGACCGTTATTTTCGTCTGCGAAAATTGGAATTCGCAATTTAATTGTGTTTTCCATCGTATGCTTGATAAAATCATACGCCTCTCTCATGCGAGGCGTATCGTCTATTACGGAATGGTCAGTTTCATCGTGTACGGTGATTGATGGAACGCCTGTAACATCGTAAACGCCTGATTGCCAGCAAGCGCGCATAGCCGATTTCATGATATCGGGTTCGCTCCCTTGGAACTTGTAGTTCACGCCTCGATATTCGTATGCGCGCCGAATTCCAGCGCCCCACTTGCGTATTGCTAGGTCATATGGAAGCGGCAGCTCTTGGTTATCGAAATCGCGTCGTATCGGTTCCCAATAATTGAAACGAATACGTCTTCCTAATAGGGTTGTGACATATCCATATTGCTGCACTTCCTTACCGATCTCTTCCATAGTCGCTTTGACGTATGGTGCGCCCGCGTGGTAGCTCTTAAAGAAATCCTTAGCTTGTGCTTCGGTCATACCTGATTTATACGCGAGAGATTTCTCAGACTGGCCGTAAAGCAACCCGAAGTTAACGTTCTTAATTGGACGACGCTTTAATTTAATCTCTTCCTCATCCGTCAGAGACCAGCCCATAAGCGGAGCGACGTTTCTGTAAACGTCCATATGATAATCGGTCGTCTTATCGTTACGGTAACGTTCACGAAGCGCTTCAGCAGAGCCATCACCTCTATCGACTGCATAATGTGCGAGCAACCGGTAATGGATTTGCGAGAAATCGAACTTGCGCCATTTAATATGTCCTACATCGGGCACAAAGCATTCGCGCACTTTCTTACCAAGTTTAGACCGTGAAGGAATGTTCTGCAAGTTTGGAGTTGATGACGCAAAGCGCCCTACCATTGTTCCGTTTACATCGCCTTTTAGTTGATGGAATTGTGGGTACAGATAACCGTTTATATGCTGTCCAAATATGTATCCGTCAAAGAACGTGCCCACAATCTTTTCGTGTTCGCGGATTTCGTTGATAAGTGCTGCGGCAGGGTGATCTAGGCCAGCGAGCCATTCCTTGCGAATAATATAATTGCCTGTTTCATCGTTCTTGAGCATTGGAATACCAATGCGCTCAAGAACCGGGCCTATTTGTTGTGTTGCGGTTGAGTGAATTCGTTCGTATTGATAAGCGAATTTCTCGTATAACTCCGCTGTCTCAGTTATCAACTCTTGTCGTATCTGCGCAGCTCGAGCTAGATCGACGCGCACGCCACGGAAGCGCATAGCGACCATGAGCGGTATAAGATCGCATTCCAGCCGAAAGACATTATGCAACCCCTCGTGCCATAATATATGCTCTTGTTGTGCATAAATATCGAGCGGTTGAAGTGCATCACCTTCACCGTAAAAGCCTACGAGTTTGGGAGATGTGCGATAGATTTCACGGCGCAAAAATTTCTCTGGTGTGTTAGGGTACGCTTCACGTATCCAACGATACATTGCGTCTGTTTCTTTACCTCGATTGAGATATTTGTTCGCCATTGCATCGAGGCCGACGAGAGCGTCACTGTCTATCAATGCTTCTGCAAATGAGCAATCAAATAGTCTACCGCCGACACGCACACCTTCAGCTTTGAAAGTGCCGTAGTCATATGTAAGATTAACGCCGATCTTGTCGGTTGGTGTATTGAGTGCGTAATCAGCGAATGCGAGACAATTGCGCACGTCCATATTAAGATGAGGATCAACCTCATGCCGAATAGGAAAATACCATGCCTTGCGCTCTCCATTGAATGCCTCAGCTCCGATAGAGAAGCCCACAATGTGACTATCATTTCTCGCCCATCCCGGCCCGTTATCGGTTAGGCGCAAGTCTTTCGTCTCAGTGTCAAATGAAATGCGCTTTGCTGCTGATAGGTTCGGGAATTCGGTCGGCGGTTGCCAGCCGGTTTCTGGTATTGTGGGTAACGGACGCAGGCGCGCGTCTTTACGCTTAACAAGCGGTTCGTCAAAGAAAAGGCCAGCTTGCATTATTTCATTGCTCGATTTTACGTGGTTTACCTGCTGCTTTCCACGATGCGACGGCCTCTAGCCAACTTTCAGCTTCATCAATAGCGTCTTCTGCTATTCTCACCTCGTGCTCAATTTCTTCATCAGTCATAGCGTTAAAATCCGCTTCATATTCTTTCCACGCTTCCATATCTTACCTCTATTTCATAGCCATAATTACGACGCGAACTTTATCACCTAAGAAAACAGCTTTGTCTTCATTGGTGGTGAAATCAGCTTTACTCACAAACGCGCGTATCTTACTCAACCATTGATGATTGAACGTACGTGTAAACGGTAGCCCATCAACAATGTAGGATGCTCCTTTGTCCGCACTGTCATGCGAACGGATCGAATTGGTTCTGATATGAATTGCGCTTGTTTCGCAGAATGGCGATACTGCGTCAACCGCTGCGTAAAAGTCTGTCGGGATTTGCGTGCAAGCAGACATGTTAAGTCCATTAAGAACCCTTCCGACATCAGGAACCCCCTCTTGATATAATTGCGTGCGCAACCATGCGCCATTTTCAAAATAGAACGTTAGCGATTGATTTTCAGTGAAACCGAATTTCGCGAGCTTCAGCGGTATCTTAGAGATTGCATCGACAAAGGCCATGGGGATGAGCAGCCCTTCGGGCGTACCGAAGCCGTGCCACGCCTCTATTAAGGCTGAACCGTTCGTGCCTACCAGAGAGTGCGACAAGCTTACCAGTGAGGCTCCTAGGACGGTCTGCGCGCCATCTGCGCAGAAGGTTCCAGCCTCGACCGCCGCGCGCTTCCATTCATCCCCCATATCCCATAGCCCAGGATCGGCCTGGACGCGTTCGAGCGCGCCGAGTGGAATGCAGGGCACGAATGCCTTGAAAACGCTCGACGCTACGGAGAGCTGTGCGTTATTTAGCAGAGTAAGCGAGTAAGCGCCGCGAACTTTTTCCAGAGCTTTGATGAAAAGCATTGTATTTGGGCACGCTGGCATTTCTTCGGCGCATGGATATCCAGCCGCAAGAATACCGTTGAAGCCCACAACTTGACCGTCTGCAAACCAACAATGCGATTGATAAGCAGCTTGTGCTTTTGCATCGTCACTTGCGTATTGAGCTATTTTGATGAAGCGAAGCGCCGTAAGCAATTCGCTTTCTTCTTTTGGTTTTCCGGTTCGCGGTTTCGGTGCCATGACTATCTCTTTGCGAACAGAATTTGATACGAGCGCTGGACTGCCGCAGCTTGGTTAACTGCATCGTGCAGGGCGTGGTGTTTTGTCATGAAACCAGGCAGTGAAGTTGGCTTTTCGCGAGCAAGATCGTAAATAGTTCTAGTATCACGGATATTCCAGTATTTCCACGGTGCTTTCATCCATGATCGCGCGTAAGCATTTTCCAGAAGAGGAATATCAAACACAGAACCGTGCGCCCATACGCAATCACAACGATAATCATGGAATAGTTCTGTTAACCGTTTTAGAACTATCTCTAACAGTTCTGGATTATCAAACACCGATTGCGCTTCTGCGCTTTGTTTGCTCCACCATTCAACGGTGCTATCTTGTCGTATGCCGGTATTATCTTTGACGGCAGAATAGTATGTATCGCTCATCTGGGCATTTAGCGCAGTAGGACTAAATATCGCAACCCCGATAGAGCGAATGGCTGAATTCGCAGCTAATCCCCAAGTTTCAGTATCAATCATCATATGCATTTTAGTTTCCTTTAGAATGGTGGTTCTTCCATGTAACGATTACAACCAAACGCCATAATTCTCGCTGGTGGCCTAGCCGGTTGTTGTGGGCAATTTATGCGATCTATACATAATTCATTCTTTTCATCAAATGAAATACAATTAACGCAGCATTTAATATTTGCGTGCAAAGTTTGATCTAACGCTTTCCATAAACGCTCTGATAAATCCCCCAATTCTCTGAGACGATCATCACTCATATTCGCACCTCATAACCTTAGGAAATTGCGTATTCGTATGCACAAGGATTTTCGTAGGAACGCGCAAGCTCGATTGAACTCGCAACGCTTCATCAATAGATTGTGGGCATGGTTCGGAGCTACGTTGCATCCACCACTGTTCCGCTTCAAATCTTGCGCGACCGCCGCTTTCAATATGAACCCATTCTGTAATGGGTAATGTTCGACCTTCAACGCTATACGAAATGCATAAACTGTCAAGCCTGTTCCTGCTTGTGTGTCTACGATAGAACACGCGCCACACATTGAATTCTTCGTAAACAGGTGTAACGTCGCGCAATGGTTCATGCGCTTTATCCGCCTCTTGTTTAATCTTTACTGCGAATTCGAATTCTTCGTTACACATAACGCAATAGCGCGCGCTAATGTGATTGTATCCGCCACAATGATCGCAAATCTTTACGGGCGCATCCCCATTACCTTCACCCTTCTTACGCGGTATGACAGGGTCATTGATAGGGCCAAGCGTCTCAATATTACGCGCATAGTCGAGAACAAGGCAATTCTGCTTAGGAGGAAGATAGTAATTACCTTCAAACGGTCTCGTGCCGCGCCCTAACATCTGTACCCACAAAATGGTTGATTTTGTTAGACGCAACATCATAATTAGGTCAATTTGTGGGTGATCGAAACCAGTGGTAAGCTTTCCGTAATTAACGCACGCTTGGTATTTTCCGGCCTTAAAGTCCAATAATCGTTGGTCGCTTTCGGCTGTTGACATTGGGTATTCTTTGTTACCGGAATGAACAGCCGTTGCGGTAATGCCGACTTCTCGCAGCATGGCAGCGGTTTTCTCAGCATGTTCAATACCTCCGGCGAACACAAGCCAGACATACCTGCTTTCTTTATATCGAGCAGCATCTTGCACAGCCTCCCAAGTTACACGCAATGAAGCCTTCTCAGCCTCTTTCTGAACAAAATCGCCGTTGCTTGCGGTTTTAATACCATTACGCGAAATACCGATAATAGTCTTAGGACTGATGAGCGGAGAAAGCCAGCCTTCTGCTAGCAGTTTATTGAAGGCTTGTAAGCTCGTTAAGTCGTAACAGATATCAGTAAAGATAGGGCCATTCGTAAGCCATCCAAGCCCCATGCGGTAGCCGGTTGCGGTTAGGCCAATGACTTTCATTTTCGGATTAATTGAACGTAGCGCCTCAATGAACATGAGCCATTGAGTTTCATCGCTCGCACTAATCATATGCGCTTCATCAACGAACAAAATATCACGCCATCCGAACGCAAGGGGATTGGCAATCATCGACTGAATGCCGCCATATATAATCGGCTGTTGTGTGTCTCGCTTCTTCAGACCGTCGCTATGAATACCTAGTGGAACACCGGGCCACAGCTCTTCAAGCTTTTTGCCGTTCTGGCGCACAAGCTCTTTCGAATGCGTACCCATGATAAGGCGCTGACCGGGCCAGTGCTGCATAATCAAATAGATCAACAGCGCAAGCACGATACTCTTTCCAGTATTATGGTGTACTGTAAAATCATCGGTCAAGTATAGATGATCTCCACTTAGACTAAATCCGTAGAAGTCATCTTCTGGTAGGTGTTCAACGGTAAACCCTGTGCATAAAACGTCTTTTATCTGTTGACGGGGTTCTGCTACTTTATAATCAATTCTTACAGGTATTCGATCGATATCACCAGATATACATGTTCTATACGCTTTTGAAATAAATTTTCCGTTTAACGTTGCGTCTTTCTCAGAAATATAGGCCGAAAATCCAAGAGATCGAGCAACAAAAATAATATCTTCTATAAACTTTTTAGACACAGACGTTATATCGTAACCGCCTGTTGTGTGATGTCCTTCCGCATCGATAATACCAGCTAATAATTGTAACCGTTGTTCAGTATTTGCTATTTTATACTCATTGGGGATAAATACGGTGTATGAATTACTTCGCCCGAGCCCCATTTTTTCAAATTTAGCATATATCGGATTTTTAGCGCCGCTACGGTAACTAGCAACATAACCGGATGCGGCATTATCCGGCTTATGCGTAACACTAACTCGGCAATCATGCTTTATAGCTTCTTGATAAAAAGCATCAGCAAGTTCTTGTTCACTAGCAGTGAAAGTAACGGTGCCATTAGCCAGCGACCCGTCACCTAGCATAATGCCCACAAAATAAGGGTCGAGTGTTTGCCATGATGGCCTAAATTCCACGCTAGTTCGACGCAGTTTGCGCACGTGTTTGAACCACTTTGTTCCTTCGCAATATTTACGAACTGTTATATTTTCGTAACGTTCCTCGTGACAGGGTGAGCCGGAGCCCTCCTTAACCTTTTTAACGTTAAGAATGTGGTCTATGTTTACAATAAACGGTTCACCCTTTGTGGGTATGATGCGCGCCATCTCTTGACGCCCGCGAGCAAGTGCGAGTACTTCACGAGGCTGACTATCTGGTCCCATAAGCTTATCACCGACGTGTACATCTTGAACAAGTTTGACGCTGCCGTCAAACATTAGAATGCGCGCGTCTTTAGCGTGGCAGCCGGTAGGCATTAGTATTAACGGATTGCCACGCTTTTGCTGTTCGTTGTAATAATCGAATACAGAATTAACCGCGTCCCATTGATAATAACGCGGATCAACTAGAAATGAAGTTGACGATTGCAGCGCTAAATTCACTTAATAGCCTCATATTGTGGGCACGCTTGCATAATTTCTTTTTCGCCTGGAATAGCGAGTTGCCAATAAGAGCAACCGAATTTACCGTTATCAATAGGTGTAACGTGAACACATGAACGGCAGTTACGATCTGGTTGATCGCCTAGATGGCATATGCCCACAAAGTCACAACGCTTGCAAACATGAAACGCGGGGCTTTCTGCGATCTTAGCGGGGCGAACGCGGCTTGTCTTTACAGTTTCCGCCAAACGCATTGCACGATTAGCCGTATCATCGTCGCGAGGAATGATTTCCACATAAATATCGCTGTCATCCTTGCAAACCGCGATAAGCAGTGTGAATGGTAAGTTGAATGCTTGCATATAGATGCACGCTTGAACATAATATTCGTACTCGGTAATTTTGACGCTCTGCTTATTAACGAGCGCACCAAATCGTCGCTTATTGTAGCTCTTCGCTTCAACGTTTCCCCAAGCCCCATTACAATAATCAGGATGCCGTCCTACAGCGTCAAGATAAGCGCTAATGTGTCCATCAAGCGCTTTGAAATTCCATTGCTCGAATTTTGTACCAATCTTTGAAGGGTCTTTATCGAGAATTTCCCATCCGGCTTTACGCAGCCAATCCATAATTGGCGCTTCGAACGCCGAGCCACTTCCGAAGATACGACCTATGCGCCCATCAATAGGATTGCGCTTAACCCAACGGTAAGCGTACCAAAGCGCAGCAACGCATTCACTGCCAAGATTTGAAGGCTTGATACGCCATGAGAATTTTGCGGGTTGTTCGGTGACGGTATCGATTTGCGCTTTTATCTTATCGGCAATGAGCCGCGTAGCGCCTGGAATAGATAAATCGTGCATAGCAACCTTCGAAATAAATTGGTTGCCAGTCTAGGGCTCGAACCTAGATAAGCGCGCTCAAAACACGCTGTCCTACCATTGAACGAACTGGCAATAAAAGAGGGGCGACAGTTGAGCAAGGAAACCGTCGCCCCTCAGCGCTCTAGCTTAGATGGTCCCTATAAGCGAGCGCTATTACTGGTTCCAGCCGGGGCCATTACCGTTGTTGTTTTGCTGGAACTGACCACCGAATTGTCCGGCGTTCTGCTGCTGGTTCGGATTAAAGCCTGCGCCGTTGTTCTGCGCCTGCTGAAAGTTTCCGTTGTTGCCAGCGTTCGAGAAGCCGCCGTTTCCTTGCGCGCCTTGTGAGCCAGCTCCACCAGTCTGCTGAGAGAAATTCTGGCCTTGAGGCTGCTGTTGCTGTTGGTTTCCCCATCCGGCATTGCCTCCTGCTTGCTGGCCTTGAGCCTGATTACCACCCATAACGCCCTTTCCGGCTTCCTTGGCGCTGTTGCCGTTTACGTCAAGGATTTTCGACACTTTCGTTGCTTGTGGGTACTGTTCCGTAGCATCTGATACGATAACGACGCGGAAGGGCTTATTATGCCATTCGGCACTGTTGCCCACACGAATATGACCGGTGACGTGAGCGATAGCGCTCATTTGGCCGAAACCAATCTCAACCGCTTTCTGCTTCGGATTTGCAACGTTGATTGAGAAATCATGGTTACGGCCCTGTACCGGCCCTTCAAGACCTTGCAGCGTCAACTCAAGGCGCGTACCGTCTTTTGCGTTTGTTTCCTTACCTTCACTCGCAACGATCTGGCAAAGCCAGCCCTTGCTATCGGAAATGGGGAAATAAGAGCGACCTACGCCTTCATCCGGCGCAATAGTAGAGAAGTCTGTGTTAAGCTGATAACCCATAGCTGTTTTCCTTGTTAGCTGTTGGACATGCACTTAGCGAACAGCGCCGACAAATCGGGCGGCTCGAATTGGTTTAGCTTGCCAGTACGATCACGGCAATAACTATCGAACGAAGAATGGCATTGAAAAGAGCGCGTCGGGCCAACGCCTGGAACTGAATGAATTCCAATGTCAATAATTTCATCGTAAAGATGAGGAACTTTGACGTTAAGGTCGTTACCCGGAAAATATGGCTTGCGCTTGCCGCCGTCACCTTCTGTGCGCTCTACAGTCTGCTTGCAGATAAGGTATGTGTGTTTGTTCTGCAAGTAATAAAGCTTGTGCAGAATGTCGCCTACTTCCTCAGCCATCAATCCGTAAAGCTTCAAACCATGCTGAACTTTCTTTGGATTGTCGCGAAGATAGATTTCGCACATCTGAGAGACGCTGTCTACGCCTGCTGTATCGTAATTGCGTGTTTCGGCGGAATTGAACAACCACTTAAACCAGTCGTCAATTTTCGCCCATGTCGGCGCTTGATATGTGGGCACTGTCGATGTTGCCATAGACAGCAACCCAGGCTCGACCGCAAGCAGGCAGGGGCGCGGCGCTGTGTTCATAATCGGAGTTTTACCGGAGCCGGGAGGGCCGTAACCTAGCGCCTTAACGCCGTAATTCTTCGCGAATTCGCGTGCTTCTTTGAAATCAGCTTGCGTTACCATTTACTCTAATGCTCCAATACCTGATATCTCGTCGCGCAAATGATCTGCTATTTCAGGCGAAAGCCAAAGCGTTTCAACAGCGCTATCAATTATCTTAATCGCATCATTGCGAAAATCGCAAGCTTTTTCTTCTGCCAGTTCTTCAACAACACCGTCAAGAAATAAATCGTGGTTATTGACGCAATCAATTGCATCCAAACGCCAGCCGCTCAATGGTGCTGTAATGATGGCAAAAGGCTTGCCATCATATTCTATAACGTCGCCAACGATTGTTAGCATCACGCGTTCCTCAAAACCGTTAACATATCTCGATCATTGTGAGTATCACCATTTTCATCAACTGAACATGCAATCCCACTAGCATAATCAATAGTGAGGATACTGCATGCAGGAATATCAATTCCATCGGCAGGGGCAAAATCGTAAAGCTGCATCCCTTCGATCCCGATATCATCCCACCCCGTGTAGGTTCCTATAATTACTCCAAGGAACTGAAATTCTGTGCGCCCTTCGTCCATTGCATTACCCCTTAACAGGCTTGAATTCAAGCGTCTTCGTTGCGGGCTTGATTGTCAGCACTTCGTTAATCATAGACTTCTGACGATCAGTAAGCAATTTGTAATTGCTCAACGAAAGCTCAGGCTTCCAATTGACAAGACGCTCTGCAATAACATTGCCGCCTTCCTGAGACGCTTCGATACGATCCAATGCCTTTTCGACAAGATCAGCATTACCAAGCGAATACGAAAGCTTGTGAACGATCTTCAGTTGACCAATCGGTGTTTCGACATTTTCAGTACCCGCATAATCAGGGTCTTTAATGTCACTGAACAATTCGACAAGTTCATTGCGCAGCAACAGCTCATTCGCCTTAGCAAGCTCAAGAGCTGCTTTAGCGTTGTTCCAATCCGCAATCTTTTGGAGCTTTGCATTATTTAGCGTTGTCTGCGCTGCTGTTGCTCCCCATGCGCCAAAATTCGCATTCATGATCGTAACCCCTTGTTGCTCGTTACGTTGTTGATGATTTGGTTCTATCGGGCGCGCATCATAGTGTCAACTAGAAATTTTAGAGAAAACCAAAAATTTGTTGACGCGGCGCAAGCTCACGCATAAGCCTACAGCATACCCACGATGTCGATTTGAGGCAAATCTATATGCAGATTGAAATTAAACCGGAGGCACTAACCCTAGTGCGCTCCGCATTGAAGGCTCGACGCCTGTTAGCGCTCTCTAAACAAACCGGTATCTCGTATCACATTCTATACAACGCTGCGAAGGATGGTGGAGCCGATGTTCTCGACGCCGAACACTGCCAAATGATCCTTGAACACTTGACCGGTAAGAAACTGGAATTGCGCTAATCATGTCATACGAAAACATTCCCGGCGAACTAAAGCGCATTCCGAATTGGCTTGTTTGGCGCGCTGAACATCTCTCAAACGGTAAGACAACGAAAATCCCGATACAATCGCGCAACGGTTGGGGCGCTGACGTAACGAATAGCGCGCATCTATCGTCATTCGAGGAAGCCGTTAACGCAACTCGAAATGAAGGTGTATCCGGTATCGGTTTCGCATTTACCGAACATGATGAATATGGAGGCATTGATTATGACAATTGCGCCGATCCTGAAAAATGGCCGCGTTACGAAAAAATCCTTACTGCATTCAACAGCTATACCGAATACTCACCTAGTGGAAATGGATTGCATACAATCATTAAGGCGCGAACCCCAAACGGTCGTAGACGCGACGGTGTTGAACTTTACACGTCCGGAAGATTTTTTACATTTACAGGAAATATTTACGGTGCGCCCAAACCGATTGCTGAGCGACAATCGCTGGCACTGCAACTTTACAATGAAATGGGCAACGGTGCCGACATTTCCGAACACTATCTAGGCGACGCCTCTCCTAAGCATTGGGATGAGGAAGTTATCGCAATGGCATCCAATGCGTCTAATGGCACCTTATTCCAGGCGCTCATGAATGGCGACTGGCAATCTTGTGGGTACCCTTCGCAATCCGAAGCCGATCAAGCACTTATGAATATTATCGTGTTTTACACGAAAAACAGAGCGCAAGCGGCACGCATATTCAAATCAAGCGGTCTTGGACAACGAGAGAAAGCACAGCGTTATAAATATCTTGAATACACGATGGATAAGGCATTCGATCAGACACTACCACCAATCAATCTTGATAATCTGATCAATCAAATTAACGACGCGATAGCGGCGAAGAAAGCGCAACCGGTCCAACAACAGCAAGCTAATGCTTCGCACACCAATATTGATTTAGATTTATGGAAGCGTGAACGACCGCCTGGGCTTATGGGCGAAATGGTTGATTATTTTCTCGCGCAATCGCAGCTTCCCGTTTACGAGATTTCCCTTGCGGCGGCGCTCGGCCTCATGGCCGGTATATGCGGTCGAGCCTACAATATCAATCGGTCGGGCTTGAACCTCTATATCATGCTCCTAGCGGGGACAGGGAGGGGCAAGGACGCGATGAAGACCGGGATTAGCAGTCTGGTATCAGCCGTGGCAAAAGAGGACGTAGGAGGCCAGAAATTTGAAGCGGCCCTAGAATTCCTTGGTCCTAGGAACGCGGTCTCAGGTGCTGGCCTCCTGAAGCATATCGCGAAGTTTGAAGCGCCGTCATACGTAAGCCTAACCGGCGAAATCGGTAAGCGTTTTAAGCAGTTAACTGATAAGAACGCAAACACGGCGGATAAAACATTCACAACTGCGCTTCTCGATCTGTACACCGCAGCTAAGCATGATGAACCATTCATGGGCACGTCATATAGTCAAGAGAAAGACAGCATCAAAACCGTAATGTCGCCCGCGTTCACATGGTTAGGTGAAGGCGAACCTATCGGCTTCTATGATGCTCTTTCAGATAGCAACATTTCCGAAGGTTTGATACCGCGTTTCATTATTATTGAATATGCAGGCGCTCGCGTCGATGATAATGATGACATGCATAGAGCATCACCTCCATACGCGCTCATAAGAAACACTAAACAGCTTATGGAACTGGCGTTATCCAATAATCAGCAGAACAACGTAATCGTTCCAACGTTTACGCCAGACGGCGAAGCGCGCCATAAATTCTATCGTAAATTCTGCCGTGATAGAATGGATGAATTAGATGGAACGCCAGTAGGCCAATTGTGGAACCGTTCGCACCTTAACATTATTCGAGTTGCCGCATTGTTGTCTATTGCCCACAATATGGCACAGCCGGTTATCACAGCAAAAATGGTTGATTGGGCCGCTTCGCTCGTAATGACTAATTCGTATCGCCTTACCGACAAATTCAGCCGGGGTATTGTTGGCGGTGGTGATATGAGTAAGGCACTTACTAAGCTAGCTAAAATTGTTGTTGGGTTCCATAATGGTACGATTAGGCAAGATAATGCGCGAGAAACAAAATGCGTAAATGAAGGGTGCATATCGCGATCTATGTTCTCTCGCAACTGTCTAACTAATCACCCGTTTAAGGACGATAAAAATATGCTAACTGCCGCTATAGCAGAATTAGTTAAGCTTGGAGCGCTTCATCAAATAACCGAAGAAGGCAGTCGCGCTGAGATTTATCAGATACGTTACATGGAATGGTTTCTACGTAATGCAACAGATTGAGAGGGGGAAAATATTGAATATTGAAATTATTGAGGGGACCCCCCTGCACCCCTACCCCCTCCCCTCTCTATCCTTCAATATTTCAATAATTTCAATAAATATAGTATAAGTGTATGTAAAGTAAGGATTTTTGTGTTATTGACGTTGTCAATATGCATCAAGCGAATTTCAATAAGTTAATGATTGAAATCGTAATGAAAATAGCGTAATCCTAAAAATAACAACGATTTTTGGAATTACGAGAATTAGACAACGAGAAAGGAAACGTTCTGTGACTACAATGGCGATAAATAAAATATTCGTTATTTATAGGAATATGGGAAAAGAAATCGTGGGCTATGTTCCTCAGTGGTTTGATAATGGTACTGCGCTATTGATACCAACTTTTGGTGCCGAATCAATTCCTATCATTGTTCCAATAGATCAATTGACCGTGCAACGATGAATAAAGCGTAAAGCGTATTGACATTACGGAAGTTAAAGCGTATAGATTACGCATAGAAAACGAGAGGATTACGGATATGTTTAACAAGCTTGAAACGATTGTCGCTATTTTCTTCGCTGCAAGAGCTGGTACAGATAATTATGGTAAAATTGGCGATTGGTGGGTGCGTTCACCTCTTGGCGTTTACAAAGTAGTTAGGCTAATTAGCCAAGACACGCATGGGTGGACTGACGACGAAATTGAACTTTGCGTTCGCAAGTTTATCGATTTTATCGAAGAGTGCCATTATTAATTGTGGGCATTACGTATTGACGACAGCGATGACAGGAGATTATGCGATGACCAATATATTTCACAAAGAATTAACTAAAGAACAAATATCACAACCTCAATTTGTTATTGAATTCCTAATTGCTCAATTACACACGATTGAACATTTGCAGGATCGAGAAACAATTGCGAAAATTGAGAAAATTTATTGTAAGAAAAATAGAAAACGTTATTGACAACAGCGCAGAAACTGATATGTTGTGTTTATCGAAACGGAGATGACGGAAATGATTTTTACCAAAGATGGCTACTATCAGAGCAGAATTCGCAGTAATGAACTTGCAGTCAAATTGCGCGCTGGAATTGCTAATGAAGATGAGGAATTTGAATTCTCAGCGCGGGATCGAGCTGAGAATGATTTCAAGCGAGCTAACCCGCATGAATTTAAGAAATGGACTGGTGATAAATCTTGTGATGAATTGGGGCTTATGCCTTGAGGTTGACTAAGGCTAAAGGCTTCGACCATTGTTCTTAATTAATGGAGAGCGAAATGACAACGATGATTGAACGAGTTGCTAGGGCTATTCACGATAATATTTTTACCAAAACGCAAGGAATGAGTTTGCAGAGTGAACTATGCTTTGAAGTGGCCCGTGCTGCTATCGAAGCGATGCGCGAGCCTACGGAACAGATGATAATTGATGCTATGTTTAATGATTTGAACGACAATTTAAGTTATAGCCAAGTTCGCGAGTATTATATGCAATTTATTATCGCTGCGTTGAAGGAAGAGTGATATGAAATCTCTTGAGCAGTTAATGCGCAATCCTCCCGCAAAGGCGTGTTATCAGTGCTGGCACATTTGGTACAATGCGAAACGTGTTTGCGGTTATTGCGGATACGAATTTTATCCAAAACGTGAAAAACCTATTGACAACAATTTAAAGCGAGAGTAAATTACGAACATCAACAACGCAATGGAGTTATGGAAATGGAACGTACTGAATTCAAATCCTTGAAGAATGTGGCGCTTACACTTAAAATTGCTGATGACGCAGATGAAGTAGTACTAAGCGGATACGCTTATTGCGATGATATTCTTCTGATTAATAGTCATGGTGAGGTCGTTGCTTGTGTCAGTCCCGATAACTTTTTCGATCAGTTTGGAAACAGGTTTTCATACGCGAGCTAAGGTGAGCGCCTTCGGGCGCTTTTCTTAACTAACGGAGAGATGACGATGATTAAATTTTATCATGAGCGCGATTTTCTTCCATATGATCGCAGATTGCCTTATGATGCTGAACATTATCAGCAGTTAGGCGCTGATTGGCATGGAGATTATATAGCTGAGCGAGATATTAGTTCAACACCAACATTTATTGAAGCTTCCGCGAATAATGCTTCAATGGTTTATGCGAAAGCGCGTTACGCAATGGGTATTCGCGAAAAAGATTATGATAATCCATTGATTATTAACTGACAGCGTAATTCAACCGCGCTATAACAAAGCTACATTCAATTGAGGGAAACGAAAATGGCTTGGGAAATTCAGAATGTCAATGGTCTCGTGCTTGCTGATATTCATTTCGATCGTCGTGGAAATGTTGGCGAAATCGAATGGCAGGAAATTGGAATTGTCTACAATGACGAAGAAGAGCTTGAGATTGATCTTGCGCTTGCTCAAGGCGCAGGATATGATTGCAAAGTGATTTTCGTTAACGGTGCTAATAGGAGGATGGCGTGATGATGTCACATGACTTAGCAAAACTGCTATTGGACAGTGAGAATTTGCCAGTTGCCACACACGCTAACAATCATACTAATTGCGGTGCTGTCAAAGTTGGTGTTATGCACTCCGAATTTGCATCTGACGGGAAATTAGTGGTAATAGGTAACTTCTCGCGGATGCGTATTAACTACCCAAATGAATATGTTACTGATATGTGGTACGGCGAAGTGCCAGAGGATTGGGTTAAATGAAACCTCTCATGTTCTTTTACGTTGCAGCCGCTGCGGTTTCGATCTATTATCTCGCAAGCTTACAAGCCGACGCGATGACGGAGTGCAACAAGACACAGTCATGGGATGTGTGCTTTCAGGAGTTGAATAGGTGAGAGGCTATCAATACGTGATAATGTATATTTGGAAGCCAACTATCTATTACAATGAGATTGGCGTTTATGGACAGGCTCGCGCCCCTACCGGCGCATCGTACACGTATTACGCAGGCTCAACGCTAGGATTGGATGGTGTGGAATGAACCGTTACGATACAAACGCAGCTTGGACGGGTTATGCTATCTTCAAAGATGGCGTTCCTTTCCAGGCTGCTTATCGCGTGTTCGGCCCTAAGCGACGTGACGGTCTCGACAACTCGCGTTGTTGGTTATTGACCGTTGACGGGCCAATGCCGTTCGACATTGCTAGATTTGTTATGGTAGCGTTTGCGAAGGAAGTAGCAACGGAGTGGTTTGGAAGATGAGAACATCATTTAGAAAAGTAATAGGAGAATTTGATAGGATTACTATTGCGTCTTCATATAATAGTGAATGGCTTGATATCCAAATAGAAATAGGGAATGGTCAAGTCGTAGTAAATAGAATTTGCCTCCGCAGCGATGATGCGGTGGGCGATCTTTATTACGCGCTTGGTTGCTACTTAAAACACATAAAGGAAAACAAATGACGAGATACAGCGCACAAGTTAAGGCTATGTTTGTAGTCGAATTTGATGACGACGGCGAACTTGATTTGAAAGATCAAGCTCACGATGCGGCGTCATTGATCGTTGATAGTAGTGTGGTCGACATTGTGATTTGTGATGTAGAGAAAATTACAGATGAATAAGCTTACAAAATTCAAAGTTCACTATAAGCGCGAAACGCTTGAAGGTGAGCCAGTGCGCGGTTTCATTCGCGTTGATGCGAAATCGCCAGAAGAGGCTGACGCTAAAGTGCGTGAGGAAATCCCGCGCGTGATTATTCTCAAGACGAAAGTGGATAAAGAGAAATGAAAAATAAGAAAAAGATTAAAGAGACGCTTTTGTCTTATGGTTTAGCACAAATGGATAAATCGTTTGAAAAAGCATACGGGTTAAAAGTTGTTACCGAATGGGATATAATTGAAGAACGCTACGTTACACGTTGCGAAAGCGAACTTTCGTCAGAACATAATGCTTTTCTTTCTGGATATAGTAAAGCATTAGTTGATATGTTTATTGCTGCGAGGTTGTGATGCACGAAGTTTACGTTACACTCACTGATGAAGATATCGAAGCCGCTATAATTGGCTATATTCAACAGAAGACAGGCAGAATACACGAGGCTCAAATATTGATAACTATAGGTCGCTCCGCTAAACGCGGCGATGGGTTAGGTGTCAAAGCTAGTGTAAGCGGATTGGTTCGTGATGAGCGTCCTTGACTGTATAGCGTATATGGCTCTAGGATGCGTCATCGCTCAATTATTGTGGGCATGAGAGGAATTGTTATGGCGAGACGTAAATACGGAATAGGTGGCAAAAGAGGGCATAGATTAATAATTCTCTATAAACTTGTTCTAGACAGCAAACACTTTACCGGTGATGATATGGATGCTATGGTGCTTGCATCTGTGTTAATCGACGCATTGATTGCTGATGAAAATAGAAAGGAATAACCATGTCTTGGGATAATGTGAAACCGCCAGTGTCCACGGATGGATGGGGCACAGCGCTGCCAGCGAAACAGGTGCTAACTCAATCAATCAATGCGCAAGTTGAAACTGCTGCAGTTGAAAACGCACTACGCAATGACGAATGGACGCAGACTGCACATGATGAGTGGCAGAAAGATATTCCCGCTGGCACCACTGTAACTGAAGACGTTGTGAAAGGGTGGGTCGTTCCTCCTACTGGCATGCTGCCGACACCGGATTGGGCTATGACTGTTGATCCAGGGTATAGC